ACCTAATGTAAATCATATTACATATCTCACAAGACCTCCCATCTGGGGGGTCTTTTTTTATGTTTAGATAAATAGTTAAAAAACTGGTGATATGGCGTTCCGTATACAAAAACCTAGTATTATACCCAGTGTAGGTACAGTGTACTATAAGGGTGATAATGTTTGGGATGAAACATTTTCTAAAAGAAAACTTTATGATACTGAGGCAGCTGCTAAAGCAGAACCTTATATTTTCAAATGGGAAAATGCTACAATAGTAGATGAGAGTTAATCATGATATCCTTTAATGAATTTCAAGAAAATCTGAACGATAGAAGATTACAATTAAAACAGAAACAGCAAGCACGTAAGCAGCAATCTGTTGAGAAAGGATCTTCTGCAAGGGATGAGTTTGCTAAAAATGTAGAAGATAAAAAACAAGAAGTAAATAGAAGACAGCAAAAAGAAGCTGAAAGAGAAGAGATGAAAAAAGAAATTAAAAAAGAAATGGAAGCAGAGAAAGTCTGATGAAAACTTTTAAAACTTTCATAGAGCAAAGAAAATGCCCTCCTGGTATGAAATGGGATTCTAAGTTAAAGGATTGTGTTCCTAGTGGAAATATGCCATATGGTCGTTACTGGGGTGTAGAAAGAAATCAAAATGGAGAAAATGGTAATGGAAACAACGATAACGGACATGCTAATGGACATGGGAATGGTTCAAATGGTAATGGTAATGGTGGTCACAACGGCAACAATAGTGGGGGCAATGGTTCTAATGGTGGTGGGTAATGAATAAATATGCTATAATTATATTTTTATGACATATGGGACAAGAGACTATTAAATATTCCATCAGACAAGATGGAAAAGTAACTCAGGAAGTTTTTAATGTTTCTGGAGATGCATGTTTAAATCTAACTGAAGATATAGAAATAGAATTAGGTGATCTAGAAGATAGAACCTATACAGTAGATTATTACCAACAACCAAATTTAAATACAGATGTCACACTTCAGTACAATCAAAACGAAAATTAAGAAAAAACCTGAACTTGTAGAAGCACTTCAACTCCTTCAGTATGATGTTCAAGAGGATCAAGAGTTAATCAATCCTATTGATCATCAACATGAAAAGGTAAAAGTTGATGTTTCTATTGGTAGTGACATTGGATTTCGTTTGAATAGTAATGGTGAATATGAATTGGTTGCTGACATACAAACATGGAATCAACCTATTCCACCAAAGAGATTCATTGAGAAAGTTACTCAACAGTATGCAAGAATGACACTTCATAATACTGTTAAAGCAAAGGGGTTTAAAATTGAAGAAGAATGGGAAATGGATGATAATTCTATAGAATTGACTGTAAGTAGATGGGTCTAATGGATAAAGATAAACCTATAATGAATATAGATGTAGGAGTAGAACATATAAAACTCCTACATAAATGCGTTGTATGTTACGCTAAACATTCAGAATCTCTATCTAAAGAGGAAAGAGAAATGTTAAAAACTATGAGAGATTTATTTTATAAGATAGAACTGGAACATAGCTTTCTAAATAATTAGAAAGGGCAATGGCAGTTAAAAAGACTATAGTAGGACAAATTGAAAATAGGAATTTTTTATCTCCTACTGGTTTTCAATTTCAATTGAATAGAGCACCAAAGGTTGCCTATTTTGGTAATGCTGTCAATATTCCTGCAGTTAATTTGGGTGTAGCAGTTCAACCCAATTATCTAAGAGATATTCCTTTACCTGGGGATAAGATGGAGTTTGCTGATTTGACTCTACGTTTCTTAGTAGATGAAGATCTTGAGAATTATATGGAATTGCAAAATTGGATGAGAGGTTTAGGTTTCCCAGAAAGTTTAGATGAAATATATAAGTATCAAAAAGAATCACCAGATATAAAGCAACCAAATAAAAGTCAACTAAATCTTTATTCTGATGGTACTTTAACAGTATTAGATTCTAATAATATTCCTAAATTTAAAATAGTTTTTGAAGGTATGTTCCCTTATAGTCTTACTACAATAGAATTTGATGCAACTCAAACAGACCTAGAATATTTCACAGCAGAGGTCTCCTTTAAGTATACTATATACAACATACGCGATATACATTGTGAATGATTGATTTGAATGGAATCCAAAAGATGTGGGAAGAGGATTCTAAAATTGACCCAGATAACTTACATACTGAATCTTTAAATATTCCCTTACTTCATGCAAAGTATTTTGACCTTTATAATAATATCTTCCTTTTAATGAAGAAAGGTCAGCAACAAAGAAAAAATATTAGACATGAGAGATATGAATATTATGGTGGTAAAGCAGACCCAGATGTTTATATAAAAGATCCTTTTCCTAAAAAAATCAGAGATAAAGATACAATGCAGAAGTATCTTGACGCTGATGGAAAACTTTCTGCGTCTAATCTTAAAATAGAGTATTATGAAACGATGCTAAATTACTTAGAGAGCATCCTTAAGCAGATATCTAATAGAACATATCAAATTAAGAATGCAATTGAAGTAATGAAGTTCCAGGCTGGTTATGGCTGATCTGACTATACAAAAAGTAAATGAAGTATATTTAAAGGTAGATACTGAACCTTATATTGAACATGAGTTAAAGGACAGGTTTACTTTTGAAGTACCTAATAAAAAGTTTATGCCTCAATACAGAAATAAGTATTGGGATGGATATGTGCATCTCTTTAATATGAAGACCAAAAGAATCTATGTTGGTCTATTAGATAAGATTGTTGCTTTCTGTGAGAAATCTGGATATACATATCAATTTGAAAATAACAAGTATTATGGTCCTCCATTTGAAATTAATGAAATGATTTCAATGGGTGGTGTAAAAGATTATATGGCATCTATTACTGGATTTAAACCCAGACCATATCAGATAGAAGCAGTTTATGAAGCATTAAGATATAATAGAAAACTTTTAATATCTCCTACTGCATCTGGGAAATCTTTAATGATATATGCAATAGTAAGATATTTTGTTGCTAAGAAACAAAAAATTCTTTTAGTTGTTCCTACTACCTCTCTTGTAGAACAAATGTATAAGGATTTTATAGAGTATGGTTGGGATGCTAAAAATCATTGTCATAGAATTTACGCTGGTAGAGAAAGAACTAATGTAAATGAAGTTACCATTACCACGTGGCAATCTGTTTATGAATTGGATAGAAATTTCTTTAAAGATTATAATGTAATTATAGGTGATGAGGCTCATCTCTTCAAGAGTAAATCTCTAGTAAAGATCATGGATAAGTTAGAACATGCAAAACATAGATATGGGTTTACTGGAACTTTAGATGGCACACAGACCCATAAGTGGGTGTTAGAGGGACTGTTTGGACCTTCATATAAGGTAACACAAACTAAAGAATTAATGGATCAAGGGCATCTTTCTGATTTAGATATTCAATGTTTGGTATTAAAATATAAACCTAAGAATTTTGATACTTATGAAGATGAAATTCAATTCCTTATAAGTCATGAAAAAAGAAATAGATTTATTTCTAATCTTGCATTAGATCTTAAAGGTAATACTCTTATACTTTATAGTAGAGTAGAAGCACATGGAAAGATACTTTATGAATTAATAAATAATTCTGTACTTGCCAAGAATAGAAAGATATTTTTTATTCATGGTGGGGTTGACGCAGAAGATAGAGAAGACGTTAGAAAGATAACTGAAGAAGAAACCAACGCTATCATAGTCGCTTCTTATGGAACATTCTCTACAGGCATCAATATTAGGAGGTTACACAACGTTATTTTTGCTTCTCCATCTAAGTCTAGAGTTAGAAACCTTCAATCCATCGGAAGAGTTTTAAGAAAAGGTAAAGATAAAGTTAAAGCCAAACTTTATGATATTGCTGATGATCTTACCACAGGATCAAAGAAAAATTATACATTGAATCATTTCATTGAGAGAGTGAAAATTTACGTACAAGAACAATTCAATTATGAAATTATATCAATCAACATAAAAGATTAGGAGGGACAATAGATTATGATAGAAGATGATTTTTACGCAACAGTTAAATTAAAATCAGGTGAAGAAATATTTGCTAAGGTATCTGCTTCTGATGAAGGAGATAGAACTTTATTGTTGGTATCTAATACTATAGTAGTAGAAAAAGTAAAAACTAGAAGACAGTTACAAGGATTTAAATTTGAACCTTGGTTAAAAACTTCTAACGAAGATTTATTTATTCTTAACTTAGATGATGTTTTAACTCTATCTGAATCAGAAAATTTTGAAATGATTGTATTCTATCAAGATTATGTAAGAAAGATGAATAAAACCAACCATATAAAGTTAAATAAAAAAATGGGATATATATCTAGTGTGAATGACGCTAAGGAGATCTTAGAGAAATTATATAAATTAAACTCGAACTAACCCTTCAAACCCAACAAAGGTATTCTACTCATAAATTGATACCTTGTCAACGTTGCTTAATGCTGTTATAATATTATGAGCAGATAGCAATAAATATGCCAAATTATGCAGCACCAATAACTATGCCTAAACGCAGAAAGAGATCAGAACATTATGTTAACAACAAAGAGTTTCTTTCTGCATTGGAAGTTTACTTTGCTGCTATAGAAAGAGCGGCATTAGAGGATAAACCAAAACCTCAAATACCAAGGTATATTGGAGAATGCTTTTTAAAGATTGCTAATCATTTATCATATAAGCCAAACTTTGTGAATTATATGTTTAAGGATGATATGATATGTGATGGTATAGAAAATTGTGTAAGATATATTCATAACTTCAATCCAGAGAAATCTAAAAATCCATTTGCTTATTTTACTCAAATCATTTACTATGCTTTTTTAAG